TCTGTATAGTGAACAAATGATCCGTTCCATTCGGTTACCATTTCGTCATACGGGAATCGTTGGCCAGACCTATCTGATATTGCCCACGATTTTTTACCTGTGGCAAAGGAAGTCATTAGATGCCTTCCCCATAATATGTTTTAGGTGATATAAATGTAGAAGTTCTTTGACCATCTTCTTGTAAAGCTCTCATTAATTCATCTTCATACATCATTTTTAACATATCAGCTTTTTCAGGTTTATAAGTAATACTTAAATAATAAGCTAATCCTGAAGTTAAACATGGTAAAAATCTATAAACAACATCTGGTGTGTTTGTATATTTTCCAGCATCCTCAATTTTAGCAAGATAATAAAATCTTAATTGATAATTACTTGGTGTAGATGCACTAGAAAAACCTGATCCTGGTGTTTGATATAAGAACACACTTGGTTGATAAGTTCTTTGTACATAATATTGAGAAGGTGTTCCTTGTGATAATTTATTTGGTAATGCAGCGTAAGCTGATCTATCTATTTTAGATAAAGATATATCAACAGGTTGAGATGAATTTGGAGTAGTATTATTTCTAACGTAAGCTTCTAATACGTCATTAATATCACCCGGATAATTAACAGGATCTGATGAATAACTATATTCAGCTTGACCTAACACTAATGGAACAGTTGCAAGTTTAACTTTCCATAAATGAATACCTCTATTATCCCACTCTGATAATAAAATATTTAAATTTCTTCTTGCTGCTCTTAAGTGATAACCAGATCTTGTTCCTCCAATACCTACACGTCCAAAAGCTTCGTCAAAAAGCTCATCTAGTTCAAGATTAAAACTTGTAGTTCCAGAGGTAGTCATCTACTCTCCTATTTGTCTATAAATAGCGTAATATTTAATGTACCACTATTTGATGTTACACCAACTCCATCAATAATTCCTGTACCATTTCTACCTGCATATAGAATACCATCTTCTGGAAGATTTAGTGTTTCAGTTTGTCCAGCGCCAACAAATACTTGTAAAAAAACTTGTGTATTAGTTGAAGAACTAACTGTTGTAGAAGTTGCTAAACCATTAATAATCGCTGATCCAGAACTTCCTGTAGATTGAATTAAGAATCCTCTTAATCTTGTAGGACCTGTATACAAAACTGCACTTGTTGCAGATGTACTGACTGGTTTTACATCACTTTTATAAGCCATAAATTTCTCCTTATATTAATAGAGCTCCCGAAGGAGCTCTATTAAAAAATTAATTAAGCTGGACCAACTTCACCTGGTTGACCATTGTCACTAATTGTGTAATAGATAATTACAGAAGTAGTTGAAGCAATAGTAGATGTACCTGTGCCTGCACCAAATACAGTTGAATTAACTGTAAGTGGACTTCTTGCAAAAGAACCTAAATCATTACCAGCAAGAGCTGATTGAACACCATCAGCGCTTAAAGCTGAAGCGATTGAAGTAGAGTTTGCTTGACCTGCAGTTGAAGTAGTACCAAGGTTTAATGCTTTTGAAGCAGCACCTGTAGCAGCATGAACAACATCAACAATTTGTGCACCAGCTGGTAACACGATGTTTTGATTGTTGTCGATATTTTTAACAGCTGAATACACTGAAGTATTTCCTGTTAATATTCCTTTTGCTGCAAGAACAACTGTACCTGCGAACACATTTGATTCTTTATTTTGTCCGCCGTAAGATCTTACAACTCCTTGGAAAGTAGTTTTTGCCATATGTTTATCCTCCTAAATAATCTAATGTAGTTATTAGGCCTATCGACTATACGCGTCTACATCAGATGTTAATGTATAGTAATTGAAATATAGCTTAATTTTTCAGAAAGAGCAAGGGGTGGCTTAAGTTTCTCTCACTTTTATTCCAATTATATAGCTAGTTTAGCTAGCTATAAATGCTGGATCTTCTTCTTCGCTTAAAACAACATTGTTTTGTTGTCTAGCGGTTTCAAGATCCTGTTGAAGAATTTGTCTTTTGACTTCCTTCAACTCTACATCTAACCACTGCATGTCAGTAGTTATACTACCCTGTTCAAGATAAGACTTGTTCCACTGTGATTCCAAGTCTATTTTCTTGGCCAGAAGTGATTGGGACAATGATGTCACGCTCAACCTCCTCATAGGTTATATAAGAGAAATTACTAATCTGTTTAGGACTAATTAATTTCTCTAGTTGCTCTTTACTCATTTTTCCCAGAAAGTCAAGTACTTTCTGATGTAAAGATTCTATAGTATTTATGGGTTCAGATTCCAATGTAAATTGGATTTTAATGCCGTCAAAAAATAGCTTTATTAGATATATTTTCATCTTCTCACGGATGGTTTTATATTGATTTATGGGGCGAGTCAAGCCCGCCCCACAAAGAAAGTCTTTACGCTCCTGATGAGCCGAAAATACCTCTAGGGTCTGACCAGCCGAAGCTGTATCTTTCTCTAGCTTTGTATCTTACGTTACCAGTTTCGAAGTCACCTTCCATAGAAGTTCTAATCGGTGATCTTTCAAAGTACTTTAAGCCATTTGGTACATCTGTCTTAATGAAATATGCATCAGAATCAGTTAAGAAGTGATTTATAGTGTAACCACCAGAAATCATTCCCATGTTTTTGATTGCATTGATATCATTATCAGCTGTTCCAACTCTACCAGCAGATTTCATTAATCTATCAGCTGTAAATTGCAATTGAGAAGGAATAATTAATTTAATTCCTTGAGCTGCAATTTTTAAACCTCTTTCATCAGTTAGAGCAGCAATGTCGATTAAAGACTGTTCTAATGATGTTTCGTTTAAGTCAGCTTGAGTAGCTAATGTATTGCTGAATGAACCAGCAATAGTCGCGTGTGATGTTGAAAACAACGCAGAGCCGTCACCGCCTGGGTAAGTAGAGCTGAATCCGTTATTTAAAACGTTAGCAGCTGTTACTTGCTTTGTATTCGCCATAGATCTAGCTAATGCTTTTGTATATCTAGACGCAAGTCTGTCATACAAGTTGTCCTCAATCGCTTCTTCAGTGATTGAAAACGCAAGAGCTATAGTATTGTGCGTATATCTAGCAGTGAAAGTTTCTTGTGCTGTATCATATGTAACACCTTGACCTTCTGCTTTGATAGAAGCATTACCAAAACCTGATAACATTACTTCTTCTTCGAATGCTCGATCTGAAGTTTCTTTATCAAATATTTGTTCATGCTCGTTTTCGTAGCGTTTATATTCAAGTCCAAACAGAGCGTTTAAACCTGGTTCTAGTTCCTTAACTAGTTGTGATCTTGAGATAGCCATAGTTTAAGTCTCCTTTAGTTTAATGTTCCAGCTATTTTCACAACGAAGTCTTCATTAGTTACGCCTTCTTCGTTTCCGATGAAAGGTGACGTTTGAAGTATTCTTAATTGTGCTGTAGTTGAAGCGCCAAGATTTAAATACACTCCAGAAATACCATTTGTAGTATTACCTGCAGCATATACTTGCTCGTATGCTTCTCCTACTGCTGTTTGACCAGCAGCTGTTCCAGTTGATTTTACCAAGTAAAGCTGATTTGGATCATCAATTACATACGCTTGAATTTCACCTTGAGTGATATTCGTTTGTACATATTTGTTTGACCAAGTCGGCTTACCTGTTGTTGGGCTTACTTCGATTAAACAACCATTAAATACTCCTAGTACAGTAGTAAGTGTAGTTGTATTAACCACAGCAAGAAAACCCGCGTCTACAGTCACCATATCTCCTTGAAATATAGATGATGCATAGTTGTCAGAGATATTGTATTGACCCTGACCGCCATTCGCTGGATTACTTCCCAACTTTCCTAAAGCTCTTAAGCCGTAGGCTGTTGTTGAGTTTGCCATATTTTCTCCTTGTTAAGTTTTAATTACTTTGTTGGGTAGGAATTACTAAATAATTAGTCCTTCTTTGTACCACCAAAAGTTACACGAGTCTGACGATCTTTGCTGATCGGCATACTTGGATGCTGTTCCTTCAGAGGATCGTTTGCAATAGCTTCTTCTCGTTCTTGAGTTCTTCTTGCGAAATACTCTTCACGAGATTTTGCGATCTCTTCTGGTACTCTAGCCAGCACTAGGCCGCCTACTCCAATGACTCCTGCGTATTTTCCGTCCTTAACACTCGGATACTCGTGATCTGGGTACTCATCAGCTCTCACTAATTCATAACCTGATCTTAATCTTCCAGATATGTTCTTTGTATCATCAAAG